TCTAAAGGAAGCCGGACCATTACTGGTTTTTGTGAGGTAATCTGTGTATTCTTCCCCCAATCCATAAGGGCTGCCTGACAATCCATTAGTGCCACAGCTCTGGCCTCCGGCGTCATTCCTTCTATCTTTTCTTTTGAATATATCTCGGTTATCATTTTGTTTCCCCTTTCCTGGAGGGTTGGTGATTATACGGCATAAAAACTATATATCCAGGCTCGCATAGCGTTACATTATGACCATCATACTCAAAAATCTTATGTGGCCGTATTTTCTGCGACCCCTCCAACGGCTCCTTACAATCACAGCACCGCCAATCTCCCGTCTCTGGGTCAACGTTCATTCCCTGATGACGGCATTCTTCGGGGAATATCCGCATCATTTCCGAAGGTCCTGAAATCAGTTTTTTACACACAGGACAAATTTCTTTAAAGATTTCGCAGGGATTTGGATGTGTTCCGTCTATCCGTTCAAAGTCTGATGATTTAAAAAGCTCCGGGACACCTGGTTTTGGCTTTGGTCCTAAAAAATAGCCAATTAGTCCGCCACATTCGCCTTTATGTCTAATTTCTGTTTTATTGATGAAAATTCTCCTTTTTTTATTACACCGCTAAATAGGGTATATTTAATTCTTCCGCGACCTAACAGTTGTTTGCATGTGCCAAAAACTAGTCGCTTTATATTTCAGTCGCCATGAATAAACAGCCGCCCTTTCATGAATAAACCGTCCAATGTTCTTAACGGTCCAAAAGTTATACCCTTCGGTGACCTTATGATACATCCCGGATTCCCTTAAACCCCGATTACAGGCCAACTCCCCCCTTGCATCGATCTCTTCGTCCGTCAATTCATACATTGCATCGATTTTAAGGCGCTCAGGAGTATTTTCCCATGCAGCCCTTTTAGCCTGTTCATCTTTGATCAAGATTTCTAACTCTTCATTCGTTATGTTCGCTCGATCTATATTATCCATATCTAATCCTGATACGCATAACCAGGCTTTGCTTTTGGTGCTGGTTCTGATATAGGTTCGGTTATCTGTTCCGCCGGCTGGACGTTCTTTGCCGTTGCCAGTTCTTTTTGAAGATTTAACTTCTGCGCTGTTTCGCTAAGACTCGCTTTAATCTTGTCAAGCTCCCATCCCGTCTTGGAGGATAGCTCCATGGCCTTAACATCTCGCCCGATAAGGGCCATTTGGATATTGTGTTGCCTGTCAAGATCCGCTTGCTGTGCATCAAAGGTCGCCTTTTCCTGCTCCGCCGCCCTTTGGACCTCGGCCTTCCGCAAATCAGCGTCCGCCCGGATCTTCGCGGCCTCCAGCACCGGATCGGACGGAGGTGGTTGCTCGGAAAGGATCTTCTTGTTCTTAATTATGTCTTCTTCCGGGAGCATGATGTCAAGGTTACGGGCTGAGAAGTACTGCCTCAGTGCCTTTTCCCAATCGACCATAATCTTCAATTCTGCGTCACCGCGCATGGACATGACCTCTTCGATCGACTGACCTTGCTGATCTCGCTCAAGAAGAACCGACGTCCCCCGAGCATCAACTTTATAATCGCCTTTAATATCCTCGTTTTCATTGTACTGCATGTTCCAATCATAATACCGGGTAAGGTGAGGCCTGGTCACCGCATCGTCCCATAACTTTACTCTGGCACGTAAGGCAACATTATTACTATCAACCATAATGTTTGTGGCGCCCAACGTCTCCGGAAGCTCGCCTTTCTCGCCGTTAAAGATCATCGGAATGGCGCTTTCCATGTCGGCAAACCTCAGGGCCAGCTCGATAATGTCCTGCAATTCTTTTTGATTGTTCTTCACCTGAACCATTGACAGTGCCTTCCTCATGTCAACGACGTCCGCGGTGCCCCACCATAATTTCTTGCCGGTCAGTTCCCATTTGCCATCAGCGGGCTCAACGCCCTTGCCGACACCAACATTAGCCCCAGCGGAATCGCCGGCATTGTCCATCATGGCCCTCCACGCAGCTATGATCACCCTGGAAGGCCATATAAGTTCTCTCGCTACACCCAAACCCCAAGGAACCCCGGCACGGCTTGTCCATTGAAAAAAATCGTATGGCAGCTCGCCCGTGTCCAAAGGATTCAGCATTGCTTTGATAGGCTTGTCGTTAACCATAACGACATTGGCAGACACGGAAGGGAACTCAGTTTCGGAACAATCGCATCCAAGGGCTTCTAGATCATCTTTGCTTAAATCCCCGTTGTATTCCCACATTTCATAAGCGCTGCCCTTTGCGACTTCGTTGTATTTGATTAGGTAGGCGTTCTCTTTGGGCATAGCCACGGTTATCTTGCTCGGGTCTTCAGCCAGGACTTTCGTTATCTGATCGGGCAAATAACCCTCAACTCCGGCCAGGTCGCGCAGCTCCCGCGGCAAGATCGTTCTCCTTTCCCAAATATATCCGGCACGTTTGATGTCTTCGCGGCATTCCGGGTCCGGGAACACGTCCCACGGATCTACCGACCGGGAAGACGGCGTAAAAGCATTTTTTACTTTCAAAACTCTAACGGTGACACCGTTCTGTTCCACCTTTTCCCATGACTTTTTCAAATCTTTAACAACGATCGGCCCCTTCATAATTCCGGTCCCCAACCGTACGGCGTTCCGGATGGCCTTTCGACACTCACCGTTATAAGAGCATTCGTTGAGCTGATCATCAATTTCCTTTTCCATGCCCAGCATCTTGGTTTTGGCAATCGCAATCTGACCTTGGGCAATATCGCTAACCGTTTGGACCCTGCCTTCAGCATCCTTCATCGGCTCATTAGCGCCCTTCATCTTGACCTGTCGATTATCTTTTAACCCTTTTGTCACTTCAGGAACAGGGGTTTCTCTTAGCCCCCAGTTCTTATCATCGGTCGGAAGCTGGATGTCAGAAAAACGGCCCTCGGCAGTTTCGCATTTAGGCCTTACAATGTTAATTACCACCCTGGATCGCTTGACGTTCTTCCCGGACCCCCTGGCAGGTGCAACTTGCTGAGCGTAATCGATCATCCTGGTGCGCAGGCTGGCTTCATCAAGGCCCTCAAATGCCAATTCATCTTCGCGCCATATCTGTTCGATTCCACAAGACGCCCTGGCCATGATTGCGGTATCTCGTTTTGTTACAAGGGATGCCGATAAAGTCTCAATAACACCCAAAATTCTGGCCGACTCTTTGGCATCTTCGTCTCCAGTACCTTCATCGTCAAGAAAACCATCCTCAGCCGCCTTGTCCGACTCATCGTCACCGTCGAAAAATTGCTTGCGCAGCTTATTATTCATTTGAGGGGTCATGCTGACGGCTTCCTGGTCCTCCGGCTGTAGACCGTCGAACCTTTCATCTTCCTTCTTGTTCCTCAATTTAAAACCCCACAACCGCATCTAACGGCTCGCCGTAGCTTACACCGATTGGCAGCCGTTTGATGTCAGTTTCATTGGTCATACTGTCAGCGTTGATTGAGATATATCTAATTAAATCGCCACCGTCCGCAAACTCATCTTGTAGCGGTGCCCCTGCTGTTAACGTTTGCTTGTTGATGGATCTGCGGTATCTTTTCGCACACTCAATCAGCCGGGAACAATTAAATTCATCCCAGTAGAATCTCGAAAACCGCTCCCTTGCAATTCTTATCCCCTCGTCGACCCCATGATGGCCCACATCGGATTTCTTTGCACAGTTAAACCCCAGCTTAGCCATTATCATATCCGCTGAATCCTGCCCTTTCGAGGACTTGGAGAAACCGTCCGCGAACGGTAGCCAGACCTTACCCCAATTATATTTCATTGTCATCAGGTCGGACCCGATTTCTGATAGTTTGGCATTGAAATATTCGTGATACCAAATCACCCGGATTTCCGATGTCATTACCTGAACAATGCCAACAGCGCAGGCGTGCCCATGACCCAGATCGATGACAACGTGAGCTTTCAACATCGGATCGTAGGGGACGTTGCGTATTCTGCGTTCCCGCTCCATGGCTGCAACCTCATCGAAGAATATGGCGCCCTCTACGGCCGGCTTGCATATACCCTCGTAAATATTATCGTAATCTTTAGGATTTGTGGCTTTGAAATGAAGTCTTTTTTGATGGATAAGGTCGGTATACCAACCTTTAGGTGCGTCCCGCCAACTCATTTTAACCACGACAGCGCCCGGAGGTGGGTGCACAACAAACATTTGATAGGTTGGATCTGATTCGAGATGCGGATTAAATGACACCCATATTTCGCTCCCTTCCTTACGAATTGTCGGATCTAAAATTTCCCACGATCTCTTTGTGATCGTTTGCCCTTCTTCCACCCAGCAAATATCTATATTTTCATAACTTTTTATGGTCTCGACGGTATGCATGGAAAGGCCGGTGAAAATAAAAACGGTTCCGTTTTTCCCCCTAATTTCAGTCTCCAAAACATGATAAACCCCACCTAACCCTAATCGCTGTATCTGATCTTCCAAAAGTTGGTGAACAGAGGCTTTGATAGATACCTGAACCTCACGAGCACACAATATCCTTAGCGGCTTATTAATCCCGAGCAGCAGAAGCGCCCGCGCAAACGACCAGGATTTAAATCCATATCGCCCCCCGTATGTAACTTTGTATGGTGCCGGCTGGAATAAAAACCTTAATTTTTTAGGAAATTCTGCGGGTTCCACCATTTAGCTCTCTTCCCCTACAGCGGGATCCGGGTCAAGAAATTTCAATGGTATTTCTTTAATTTGTCCATCAGGCCCAATCCCACCAAGACCGAGCTTATCTGTAAAGTCGGCCTCTGATCTACCGAGCAACTCGGAGGCTTTCAACCGTTCGTTCATTGTTGCGGGAATTGATTCTGTCGTTGCGTTTCCTTCTTTATCCTTACCGGTAACAACTGTTTGGCATTCCTGGCCTGATGCAACACGCGTCCAAAAACGTTGCCGATCTTCCCGTGACCAGATATTATGAGTGCGCCTTCTTTTCTCTCGTGTTTTTAAACCGGCCACAATGTCAACGTTGGTCAATAATAATGACCCTGATTGTTTAGGTTTGGAATATCCAGCT